TCCTTATTGTTGGCATCAACAGCCAACTCAATGTCCTTCAGTATCTTTAGATTGGAATCTATCAACTCCTGCAGGTCCTCTTTTTTGACCCTTTCTAGTTTTTCGATCAGTAATTTTATTTCTTCTATGCTTAACATAATGATATTTAGAATTCAAACAGTTTGTTGAATGTGTTCGTGGTTTCTGTTGACTGCACGTCCCAACCCAATACTCCTATAAGGTTGTCGATCTTCTGGTCAAGTATCGTGGCCTCCATGGCATCACCGTCAAATGGCAGTTCTTTGAACCATTCCGGTATACGCATCTCATCAACAGGGTACGCAATACTAGTGTAACCCAGTGGATTCTGTTTTAGTTTACACACAATAACTTTGGCACCATCCGTTATTGGCATACTGTACTTGTCGCCATACATCTCTCTACACTTATTCCAGTTCATGCTGGCCCTAACATGTCCTGGCATGTTAGTCTTACCTGCCTTCTCTTCTGCCGCTGTGTACTTGGTCATGTTGTTTGCCCTCTTGGGAGAACCTTTCTCCCACCCTGGCCTAGATTTAAACTCTGCTCTGAATTCACTAATTTTTTCTAGCACTTGCTCTTCTGTTTTTCCTGTCAGTACCATGTACAGTAGGTCACTCAAGAAGTCCTGTACGAAAACAGGTGTGTCTGAACGTTTGAGATCCAATCCCATGGCCTTCATCTTGCCCTCCTTACCTTCTACATCAGCACGTTTGCCTTCCTTGTCATAGTAAAGCACGGCATATCTCTTCTTTGTGATGAACAATCCCTTAGACGCCACTAGTTCTCTGCCCGCGGCGATCACTTCACCACGTGTGCTGGGACAATGGAAGCCCTTGGTCATGAACGCTTTGAACGATCCATTAACCTCATCTGCTATCCTGTCATACAGTGCCACAACTGAATCTTTGGTCCATGGTATGACACCTTCATTGATCTCTTTCTGTAGTGTCTTGTATGCCGAGAAGTAAACAGAATCAGTGTCTCCATACACAACACTTTCACCCTTGTGGTCATACTTGCCAGCCACGATCTCATTGACCTTGCTGGCCATGTGTTTTGTGATACATCTGCCTGTAAGTGTTACTGATTGTCCTATCCTGATGTCAAAGAATCTACATCCTGGATTTAGTATTGCACCATACAGGCTGTTCAAGTTAATTTTTTTCACAAGTTGTCTCTTGTCCCAGTATTCCCTCTCGATCTCGTTGTCTCCACACTCACGCATCTTCTTCTGCATGTCCTGTCTCTCCGCGTACCAACGTTTCAACAGACCTGGAATAATTGCTTCATGTTCGTAAGTGAATATGGTACCATTAGCACTCAGCATCCATTTGTTGTTGCCATCGAATATGATCTCGTACAGTTGTGCCGCACTCATACGCACACTGGTTTTGTCCTCCCAGTCAACAATTATCTCCGTACCTTTCTCCTGATTCATCACGGCCTGGTACTCCCAACTACCAAACTGGCTGTCCCATGCCGCCGCGAATGATTTCTTGGCGTGTTTGGCCCTATTGATCTCTGCTGAAGTGATCACTGGTCTGATCTGACCCACTATGGTCTCAGGACCCATGTTCAATGCCCTGATCACACTAGGGTACAGTGAGTTTATGTCAACAGATCCTATCCAGTCGTGTATTCCTTTTTGTGGGGTCGCCACGTGGGCTCCTGCCGCAGGTTGATTCTCCTCACCGTCTTTCTTGTACTTCCTGGCCGGCACCTGCATTCCACGTCTGTGTGTTTCATTTACGATTGCCTGTTCTGTGACTGCAACTGCACCCATCGTGGTCTGTAACAGCACAGTGTTCTGGTGTGCTATCTCATTGGCCAGTTCTATGAACTTCAATTTCTTCTCAAGTTTGGCCAGTAGTGCTGTGTCCTGCCTGTTGTATTCTATGAACAATCCAAAATCATTCTTGTATAGGTTATCTAGCGATCCCTCATAAACTGTCTTCCTCTCACCTAGTTCATGTTCGCCTATTGCATCAAGCCTGAAACTGTGTCTCTCCTCATATGTGTATTTCCTGTATAGTTCCAACAAGTCCAAGTGTACACGACCCACAAGATCAAAACTCAACTGCTCCCGTCCGTATTTCTCAAACACCCTCTTCTTTGGTTTCTCTCCCCAGAAACACAAACGTCTTGTATCATCACCACTTAATACTTTCTGTATCCTACCCACGGTGTATGGGATATCGTAACCTTCACTGTTCCAACCCGACAGGATGTCTGCGTCTTGCACCAGTTCCAGGAATGCGTCCAGCATGTCTTTCTCTTTCTCGAAAAGCATGGTGTTGTCAAATCTTTTCGTCAGTTCTTTAGCGTCCTGCATACTGATCGTCTTGGGAGGCACAGCGAATGTGACCAGTTGGTCCGTCCAGCTCATGTAACAACTTATGGCAGTTATGGGCATGAACGGATCATCTGTTGTTGAATAACCCCGATCGGGATCGAAGTCCACTTCAATGTCGAAGAACATGACATTCAATTTGGGCGTCTCCTTGCCCAGGTAGTTCTCTTCCAGGCACCTGAACACGGGATTGATGTCATTCTCGTACAGTTGTTTGTTGGATCTTATTCGCTGTTCCTTTATGAATTCCTTTTGTGTGCTACACTGCACCCGCTGTAATGGTGCACCGGTCATTGACCTGTGTTTGCCCCTGGCGTCCTCGTAGTAGAACACGTACCTGGCATCATACTCCGTGAATATCCTGCCCTTCTTGGGATCACGTTCTACGACGTATATCTTGTCCTCGTCCTTCTTGTATAATGCATCTATGTAACTCATCTTACCACCATCCTGCGGCCACGCCGTATCCAAATATATTAACACAACTGAAGTAGAAAGTCAAAATCATCACCCATGCCGCGCCTCTCCTGTATGATGCGTAACACTGTGTGGTCGCACCAACGAAGAATGCTGGATACACTATGAGCATGTTGGGGTCTCTGGCGGATATGGCTAGGGTCATGCTGGCCGCAACCGTGAAAACGAAACTGACGAGTTCAAAATAGAACGCCGTCCTGTCACTCTCAAAACTGCGAAGCCAGAATGATCTGACTTTCGCTAACATTAAAGTTTGCCGGCCGTGTTAAGTATGCTCTCCAGCGTGTCCATCTCGTCTGCGATGTTCTGGTAGTTACCTTTGTGTGCAACGGATATCGCTTTGTTGATCAGTGCTGGTTTCAATTCTAGTTCTTCTGATATTGCTTTTACTGTGTCTTTCAATCCACCCTTCAAATCTTCTACTTCACCTAGTACCTGTGAGCCTTGGGAAATGATCTGGATCAATTTCTGCTTTTCAGCGTCGTTAAAGTTTCTTACTGCCATTTGTTTCTCCTGTTGTTTATGAAAGTATTATAATACACTTTTTCGTTTGTGTAAACTATTTTCTTTGTGGATCCATTATTGGTTTGATCTTGTCATCCCAATCCGTGCTAGATTCAAATATAGAGCACTCGGCAATAGTGGCGTCATCCACGTCTTTGGTAAATTTATTCCAGGTACTACTTGATTTCGATTTGTATCGAAAGTCTGAATTGATAATTTTACCAAACTCCTTGATATCGTCAAACAACGCATCGCAATCTTTTGATGTGAACACGGCAAAATTTTCCGTGAGTACCCTACGTTCTAGTCCGTTGTAAGACTCTCTAAGTCGATCAAAGTGAACTGGATTTGAGTGATGATCGAAAATCAAGGTATGCACCCCTTCTAATATATTGGGATCTATTTGATCATGTTGGACCGTGCCTGAAACTAGCAAATCAACTCCATCGAAATATTTGTTTTCATACCAATGATTATGGAATGTGTATTTGCCTTGATATCCGTATAGTTGTTTGTACTGCTTGTGCTTTCTACTGAGCCATGTGTTTGCAGGACATCCGTCAACGTTGATGCATTCTTTGATGCTGTCCACTCCATATTGAGATATAAAGAAATCTAGATTTGAAAATCCACCTATCCACCCAACTTTGTTTGGTTTGAAATTATGCATTACTTTATTCAACAATAGGTAATCAACGAATCGGTAAGGCAAGTACATGGTGTCTTCCTTGATTAACTCTTCATGGTGGCTGTCGTTGATTTGTTTCTTGAGGGTGTACCAAAATTTCCAGTCCATGGAACTATTTAATTAGGTCCAGCAGTGATACTATTTCTTCTTGGTGGCCACGTTCTTGGCCTTGCCACGTCTATTCTTGTTGGGATCTTCTCTTCTCTTCCTGCTGGCCGCCGACTTCCTGCCTTTCTTGCCCAGTGCGTGTGCTTTCGATCTTGGTAGGCACTTGGGTTTTCCTTCCTTGCTGGAACCCCTCGCACAGTCTCCCCTGATCTTGCCATCAGGACCAAAACGCACCCATTTGTCCTTGAACCATTTCTTGAGGTCCTCGTTCAGTGTTTCTGAGAACACCAATTCACCACAGTTCACACAGAAGTCTACGTCCTCT